AGATGAAAGTCACAAGATCAAGAACCCAGATGCCAAACGTACCCAAGCTATGCAACGATTAGCAGTTGGTGGCTACGACGTTAAGCAGCGCGGCGGTAAGCGGGAGCGAAAGACATTTGGCCCTGGTATTGGTAGGGTTACACTTATGTCGGGTACTCCGCTAGTAAGCCGGCCAAAGGAGATGTGGACCTCAGTTAACACCATTGCTCCTTGGGTTCCAGAGTTCAGCACGTTTACACGGTTTGCATTCAGATATTGTGATGCTAAGCAAGGTCCCCACGGGTGGGATTTTAATGGTGCATCAAACACTGGCGAGCTAAATGCGCTACTGTGCAAGCATGCTATGCTACGTCGGCTCAAAACTGATGTGCTTAAAGAATTGCCTCCTAAGGTGTATCGCACACTGCCTCTAGAGTTTGATCGTGCAGAATACGACCGTGTTGAGTTGGCATTCAACGGTATCAACTGGCGTGCAGGCATGGAGGCTATCATCCGCATGGGTGGTAATGTTCCTAAGAGCGACGATGCTATTGTAGCTATCCAGAAGCTGCGCGAAATCGCTGCCCTTGGTAAGTTAGATAGTGCAGTAGAATGGATCAAAGATTATTGCGAGCAGGGTGAAAAGTTGGTTGTATTTGCGCATAATCGGCAGGTGATTGAGACCATTAACACCGAGCTGAAGAAGGATATTGATTACCTAGGTGCTGTTGGAGTTATCTATGGCGGCGTTTCAGACGAGGCTCGCGCAGATGCGGTGCTGAACTTTCAGAATGATCCCAATATGCGGGTTATCATTGTTGGCATCACTGCTGGTGGGTTTGGTCTTACACTTACTGCTGCTAAGGCAGTGGCGTTCGTCCAGCTGCCTTGGACGCCGGGTGAGATTGGCCAGTGCGTGGACCGTATCCACCGGATTGGTCAGGACGCTGAGTCAGTCACGGTGTTCAACTTGGTGGCGGAAGGTACTATTGAAGAGGATATGGCAGACATGCTGATAGGTAAAGGACAGGTGTTAGATGCTGTGCTAGATGCAGGGCGTGTAGTCAACACGTTGGATCTCAAGATTGAAGGGAAGTGAGATCATGAAGAAGATTTGCGCGGATCGGCAGTCAGCGCCCGCCTGAGACCACTGGGCCATCATCCGATTTGACACCATAAGCGTTCCGGGATGGGATCGAGGCGACGCTCCTGACACTCGGTCAATCTCCACCTACACCTGGTACGACAACGAGGAGGAATGGATGGAGGAGATCCAGGAGCTGACCCTAACAAACCAAGCGTTCGTGCCCATCATAGCACAGGTTCCTGTGGTGGAGACTTGGGTCACCATTCGACCCCGCAAGTAGCATGGTGCCCCATCACCTATGATCAGGCTCTTGAAGAGCTCGAGCATTGGGAAGAGCATTTAGAATAATCACTGGTTTGGCAGCAATGGTGTAATTTTGCCTGTACTTGGATTAGTAGGATTACCATTTGTTAATATGGATGTTTGCTCAACTGTATTTTGGGAAGGCACAAGATTTTGAAAAGGTCCAAGCATGAAGTTTGTTGACTCTGCTAAGCGTCTTTGAACCAGTTGAGGTACAAGATTGTTGTTACCATTCAAAGTCCACTGCATCCATAAATTTGGAACATTTTGAATATTGCCTGCTACAAGTTCTTTAATAACCTCACTATTGGTAAAGTTATTTTGCCCTATATTGAACGCCAAACTACATAACATATCATATTGGGTTTGGGTAACATTAACACTGGCCGCCGGTCTCATCCAATTTTGAACATATACCATATCTTGTTGGAAAAGTTCTCCAATTAGCTGTTGATCTAGCGGATATGATAAACTATACGAGTTACCTCCAATCGTTACCTGACCGGTACTTATTTCTACAGGGGTTAAATTATGTCCGTAACCAATCTGAGATACTGGCGGTTGACCAACTACTATAGGGATATAACTACCGTTTTCAAAGCCTATCATAAACTGTGTACCAGATTGTGAAAGCTGTAAACTTGCTGCTGGTTTAATAGAAGAGTCAGTTACAGGGCCTTGGTATGCATAAACAGGTTGATTTTGAGCGTTGTATCCTGCACCTGTGTATATACCAGGCGGCATGCTAGCCATAGGGGTTCCTATAAGATTCAACGGTTTTTGACTATTTTGTACCACTTCACCTGGTCGTAATCCAGTTTTTGTATTGTATGATGTTGCGTTTTGAATTCCGTACGCATTTCGTCCACCGTGATCATCGTATGGTTCGTGATAGGGTAGATGGTAAACAATTGTATCAGTTAAAATAGGTATTACATTACCGAGAGTGTCCAGAAGACCGTCTTGTTGATTAAGATCATTTGGACCTATAGCAGCTACGGCAGCAATGGCTAATGGAGGCTGTGTGCCATTTAGATCAATTCGATTGCTGAATAAGTTGATTTCTGATGCTGCACCTACGGAGAAATCTTGGCCAACACTCTCGTGAACAAATCCTCCAGCTGCTCTATTCCAATTTGTACCAGCTGTATCAAACATGTTTCCTGCTGAAAACCTATGCATATCAACGGCTGCTGTCAAAAACATATATTGGTTGCTAAGGAAATGCATGCTATTGTTGCTTTGAACCTTTATATATCCGTTCTTTATATTTGGATTCTCTGTAATCAAACTACCTGGTGCTGATTGAGAACATCCTGTGCCTGGTACGGTATTATTAACGCCACCTGCAGGTTGGCAAGGTAGTGGGGTTGACCCACCTGTACCTAATAGATCTGTATGTTGCATATACAAATTAGATTCTTTAACGCGCCTACTTTGAACACTTTGGGGTCCTGCTTGTGCTATCAAACTAGATGCACCTTGTAAATCATTATTGGTAATATTGTTGGTAATCCCGCTGCCTACCAATTTGCTCACTGTATTAGGAGAATTATAATATACACTAGATAGTGCAGCTTGTTGGTAAGGCCCAAGAATATCCCATGCACCGCCTAACACTCGCCTAGCTCCTGCTATATATACTAGTACGTCTATATTGAGAAGTGCAAGGCATTGCTCGTCGGTAGCGGTCCCGCTACCTGGTGTAGCTGCGCTGGCATTTGGTCTAGTTACTGCTATTCGGCCGGCTGTTCCGGTATCTATGTAACCTTGGGCATATTCGTTTGCCTTTATTTGATGACCGTAACCAATACTGACTTTTACTCGTTGAGTATGTGCATCCCAATATGCGCTGTTAGATTTACCTTCAACCTGCTGTAGGAACGGTACCAGTATGCTGGTTGTAGTAACACCTGCAGGCGGCGGATTGCCAACCGATGTTGATGTTGTTGTTGATGCGGCAACTGTACCGGTAGAAGTAGATGTAGGTGCCGGTGGTATAGGAGCAGGTGATCCAGATGCACAGGTTGAACTTGCTCCTGAGGATGGCGTTGCTATTGCTGCTGATCCACTCTGCGGCTCCGTCGAAGTAGCAGGACCTGTTGGTACCGCACCTGATGACCCAGTCTGCTGAGGTGTTGTACCGGATGGATTAGCCGGTTTAAGTTTTGCGGTTAGATCGTTAGTGACAATGTTGTAGTCTCTAGGAATAATATTATCGGTTGAAGGATAATTACTTAACGGTAACGTTTGATCGTTGTTGGTACTGGCAAATGCTTGTATGGTTGCAGCAGATACTGTGTTATATGGTAAAATCCATACATAATTTGATGCATTTAGTGTAGATCTGATAGCGGTAATATTAGTTTTAAGTAAATCTTGATCAGTATCTACAGTTCCAACGCTTACAACACCGTTAACTATTCCCGCTGTTTCACTTGCATTAGTTTGAACTGCCTGTAGAGCATCACTTGATGTCCACTCGGGTTGTGCTATGGTTGTTGATCCTGGTATACGTTGTGCCAACGCTGCTGCCGTGCCATCTCCTATCATAGCTGCAGGACCGGGAACAGCTGGCGCGGGTTGAGGTTGATTAGCACCCGGATTGACTACTGGGGTAACTGCTGTGGTACCACGTGCTTTGATATTGATGTTTTGACCTGCTTCAATATTGATATCTTGATCAGCTCTAAAATTTAAACTTCCTTGACTACGCAAGCTGATATCGCCATAAGCGTAAACATCTACTCGTCCACCAGCATCCATGCTGATCCAGTTTTTGCCATCAACTGAATTAAGGTATATAAATCCTGTTGTATCATTAATTATTAATTGCGCGCCGCTTGAAGTACGCAAACGTATATAGGCATTAGACGGATTATCATCAAATACCATTTGACTGCCGCCAGGAGTTAACACTCCATATACACTTAGACCTGGATCAACTCTACGTGCGCCGCTTGAAGACACTCCGCGCAGTGTATCTTGATTCAATCCTTGTAAATTTAATTGATCTGCAAGTGGATAATATAATGGCCTATCTGGTGTACCAAGATTTGGTTGTGTTACTTTTTTATTGTATTCTGCAGTAGGCAACGTAGCTTCTGAGTTGTTTCCCGGCAACCCAGGTACCATTTGGTTCATATTTTGCTGATATAAACAACCAAACCATATGCCTCTGCCTGGATCACCGTTTATAAATGCACACACCACTTCGTTATTAATGTCTGGAGGGACAAACCACATGCCATAACT